CTGTACCAAAGGTGATGAGTGTGGTTGGGTCTGTGACAATATCCAGACCAAAGTTAGTCACACCAGTAACACCGGCGAAGAACGGACGCTCCTCATTGTACCGGACAATTTTCTGCCTGAGGTCTATACGACGCTGTATGTTGTTGAAGCGTTCGTAAGCCTCCTCGTGGGTTTCAACATCTCTGAAGTTCTTAGCACTGTACCCCTGCATCTCCAAGACAGTCTGGACGCCTGGGTCCATAGCAAAGAAGAAATCCTCCCCTCGGAGTTCTGATGCAGGCTTAAGGGAACCATCCTTTAGGATGACCGACCCGCCTGATCTCCTAAGGGGGATTGGGTCTGTAGGTGTCGGGAAGAAGTTTCTGGAGAGTACGCCAGCACCGCTGTTCAGTAGGAATCCTGCACCATCCCCAAGTACAATAGAGTTCTCGGCAGACTTCGCAAAGAGGTTCTGGACAATGTTTGTTGAAGGTGGTGCGAAAGAAGCCTGACCCTCAATAAGATATCTTGGAGCCAGACTGGTATCAAACGCCTCTTTTCTGAAGAAGCGTTCCATCTCAACCTCTATGGGAGTGCTGAGGGTATTTGGTCTGACAAATCTAGACATTGTGTTTTCCTATTGGGATGCGAAGTCTGATGCTGGCACGAGTCGGGGGACTGTGTTGTACTCTTGTGTGGTGTATCCGCCAAGAGGCTGACCAAGGGACGGTTGAATGACAGACTCACCGACGCTCATGTACCATTCTGGGTCGAACGGAGCGAGGTCGATCATGTCTTCACCTATGAATGCTTGACCATTAATCCTCCCCTTCGCCATGATACGAGGACGGCCATTGCTTGTGACAACCACCAGACGGAGGTAAGCAGGATCGTCTTCGCTGGACAGGAAGAGTGTTCTGTTTGCTGTCGGGATCTTTCTTTGGAGAAGAGGTATTAAGGTGTCGACAATGGTCTTACCTTCTACATCAACACCCTCAACATTCTTCTGGATCTGAATGTTTAAGACATCTCCACGGTTGTTGTTGGTGCGATCGCGTATGGCTCTGCCGATCTTGTCGTAGACAACCCGTGAGAGGTTCCTATCAGCAGATCCAGGGAGGGCTGCTCCTCTGTTCTGTAGAGATTCCATACGGTTGAACATACCGATAAGCTGTCGGGATAGGAAACTATCGCTGATGTTTAAGTCAGCATCAAGTCTCCGTGGGTCTACACCACTCCCCTCAACAACCTGCTGTCTAGGACGGAGTTGATAGGTATCGGAGTGGTGATCGAAGTGGAGAACCATACCCTCAGAGGTCAACCATTCGGAGGCCCTCTTCGCTGCTGTTTCTCTGTCCCAACCGTCCTCCTCAAAGTCCGAACCCAGCCTACTACTTTCATAGATAAGGCGGTTCATTGTGTCCACACTAATGGGGAGGGAGTTGTCTAGACCCTTACTGGATAGAAGAGCCTTAGCAAAGTCCTTAGCGAGAGACTCGTCCACCTTATGCGAACCAACCTCCAAAGCTGCATACTTCTCAGCCTCCTGTCTCCCTTTGTCAAACTGAGCAAGGATCTCTCCGTACTGCTCTGCGGAGACTGCTGTTGGGTCTGTGATGCCCTGCTGGATGAGATAGTCACGGACATTTGTGAGACCAGCACGGGATTCCGTGTCTATGTCTCCGAGGTACGCATCAAACTCTGTCTGATTGGTGCTGAGCATACCTCCAGCCACCATCTCAAACCCACCCTTCCCGTGCTCGGTGAGCCACGATACCCACTTAGATCCTTTATCAGGAACCGTGGAGAAGTTGGCGAGTTCGTATTGTGTCTGTGATGCTCCCATAGCAACCCAGACTTGTTCATCAGGGATCTCTGGGTCCTCACCGACAAAGAGGGAGATAGCAGCTCTTGCTCCCTCCACATCCATAGCCTCCAGGTGCTTCTCTCCTGAGAGCGTGTCGGTGATTGTGGAGTAGGAACTGAGGTTCTTTGTGTTTCGTACAGCATCCATACGGTCTAGGCGTGTGTCTATCACACGAACCACACCGCTGATCTTCTGAGCAATGGCTGAACGAACACCAGAACCAGCATCGAACGAGTGAATACTTGCATTATCAGGGACATCCACCCCCGCAGCAATCTCCCACTGGGCTACCGCAAGATCATTAAGACGCTTACGAATTTCTTCAGGAGACTTCGGAGGGAGTTCACTGATGAGGTCCTCGTACTCCATCTCAAGGATTCGAGCGGTAGCAACAGCGTGCTCATCAGCAACCCTGTTGTATGTCGCGTTAAGGATCTGCTGAGCATCCTCATTGTCTAAGGCATCCACCTGTTCGGATAAGGTGTCGAGATCCTGTATCGCATCTGAGATGGGCATCGAAGAGGATGCCACACCGAGAGCAATGTTGTTTGCTGATGTAGATACGATGGACACAGTTTCCTGATATGGAGTGGTTCTGCGTCCGTTGGCTACAGAGAGTTCCTCCGATGCTGTGGCTAGGTCTGTCTGTCCGTTACGGATCTGAGCATCGTAGCCTTCACGGATTACCTGAAACTCCTCATTCCTGAGTTGCTCCAGTCTCCTGTCATGCTCCCCTTGGTATCCATTGATGGACTTATTCCTAACAAGATTGGTTAGGAAGTTGCTCATGTCTGCGTTAGACTCCACCTCACTCACGAGGTCTGGGTCTTCTGATGAGGCTACCTCAAGGAAGTTATCGAGGATGATCTTCTGACGCTGAGCGTGTCCCGCTTCAATCAATTCAGGATCATCTAGGTCCAGAGAGTCTGCGAAGCGTGTGAACATGGAGCGTATGGCTCCTTCCCGCAACACAGCCTTCTGTCTTTGTCTTGTTTGGAATGTCCTCTGTATGTCCTCACCTGTGGTGAGTTTAAGGAGTTCGGTCTTAAACGGGTCACTGTCTTCATAAGAAGCAATAGCCGAGTCCAGTGAGTCCGCATAGTCTCCGATAAGAGACTCGTCCTCACTCGCTGCACGCTTCTGTGCAAGAAGATCGTTTAGGACTGCCCTCTTCTGCTCTGCCTCAAGCTTATCCTTGGATGCCTTGTTCTGAGCAACCACCTGTGCGGACACCTGCACAGCACCTTGGAGGATCGCTCCTAGGTTTGCTGTAGATGCTGGTGCGATACGCTGAGGGGAGGCGAGGAAGGACCGAGGGAGTTCTAGATCCCGAGGACCCTGTGAGAGTCGTGATTGAGAGTTTAGTCTGCTCATATACCACCGAACCTTACAGATGCTCCGAGGGAGTTCCAGTCACTTGCGGAACCCCATGAAGCACTTCCACCTAGGTCTAGTCCCTGTCCCAGATTCAGCCCAGTAGAGAACCCAGACAGAGCACCACCGAAGGTGCTCACCAAGGGGTTGTTGTACCGTGCTGCTGTCTGACTATCTACGGAAGCGTTGCCGAAGATTTGTTGTAGTGTTGCGTTGTAGTTACCCACCCCCGCAGTGTTTATCGCAGAGGTGGAGATAGCGGTAGAGGATGCTGCACCTGCTGTACCGCGTGCTGCGGAGGTGGTGCGGAGGGTGCCTTGGAACTCCTGCAGTTCACGAGCAAGTTGGTTCTTACGCTGCTCGGAGGCTATGCGGTTCTGTTCCTTCTGCACCGCTGCTGCACGCTCGTTTGCTTTGTTCTGCTGCTGTGCCTGCACAAGGGAGAGACCGCCTGAGGCAGCACTTACTCCCGCCGCCAGTAGTAGTTCTGGTCCCATGTTTATCCCTTTGCGGAGTTCTGTTTGAGAGGGGCGAAGTTACAAATGAAGTCGAGGTTGGTGATGAGCATCGGGAGAGGGCTGCTGCTCTTGAAGGTGATCTTGGTGTCTCTCCCCTTGCCCTTGATAGAGATGGGGACCTGACCATAATCTGCCTGAGTGAACTGCCCTGTGTAGGAGGAGCCGAGTCTGTTGCTGATGTAGCGTTTGGTCTTGGCTGCTCTCCCCTTAGGTTGCACATCTACCTCGAAGAACGGAGTGTCATCGAAGTGTGTAATCATCCTGAGGACAGACAGCACACCGTCCACCACCTGACCGTTCTGGTCCTTCACATACAGTGGTGAGAGTTGTACTGAGGTCTCGTAGGACTTGCCGCAGAACGCAGGGTAGTCCGACCAGTCACCGATAACGGAGAGGACGGTGGTGCTTCCTGAGTTGTCTACGGTGGGTTCGAGGATGGTGCCTGCTCTGCTCTCCCAACCCCCGCCAAGTACAACCAGGTCCATGTTCTCGTCCTTGAACGGGAGAGTCCATGAGGTTGTCTTTGTGGAGGATGAGTACGAACCAGTGACAGACACCTTGCGATCCATGTGGAGGTGATATGGGACACTTCCTTCTGCATCTGTGTCTGCTGCTGGAGGGGTGATGGGGATACGCTCTAGCCAGTAGTTGTTGTCTTTGGAGTAGAGGATGTAGAGGTAGTTGTCGTAGACACGGAAACTCTCCACCACAGCATCACTATCCAACACCCACCGAGAGAATGCGTTCTGCACCTTCTGCGATACTTCCCAGTGTGAGAAGTTCAGGTAGATGGAGGAGTCATCGGAGGCTGCGGAGAAGACGATGTTGTCTGTCTCGGACACAGCCAAGCGTGATACTGAGGCGGGGAGATACCCATCACAATGCTTGCTTAGGTCTACAGCGAGGTTGGCATCCCGATCAAAGTTGTAGAAGTATTCGTAGAGGGAGGTGAACCTACCACGGTTGCTGGTGAAGTACACCTGGCTCCCCATCACCACAGGCTGTGCATCAGGAGATACAGGGTTGCTGGTGGTGGCGAGGATGTTGGTCTCACCGGGGGTGAATGAGTTAGGAGCCTTCACCTCGTACTGTCTCGCACCGTTGGCGATAACGAGGAGGGTATCATCCACAGGGATCATAAACTCTACCGTGTGTGCACCATCTCCGGGGAGGGTGAGGTCTATCGGGTCTGAGTCTGTGGAGGTCTGCCAGTCGTCTACCCACAGGTTGAAGAGGTCTCCAGCCTGAGAGGTGACGATCTTATTGCGGCTACCAAACCACATACGATCCTGAAACACGGTGATCCAGTCTATCGCACTCCCGATGAAGGAGGGACCGGGGTTGGTCACAGAGTCCCCGCTCTTGCGGGTATTCCATGTCTCGTAGTCAAGGGTAAACTCACCTGCCCCACCGTCCCCTGCTGGATCGTAGGAGAGGCGGACAGGCATGGTGGTTTCGTCTATCTCTGAGTCGTCTAGGTCAGTGGTGACACGCTCATACCAAGGTCCGATGTCATCTGTAGCGATGATCTCCCACACACCTACGGGGTATCCCACATCTGCTGAGGTGAGGTGGATGTAGTGTCCCACTGTTCCTGTAGCAGGTACGGGGAGGGAGGTTGCTGTGGTGAGGTTGGCATAGCCTGCTGCGGTGCCCTTCAGGGCGGTCTCCACCTCTTTGTTCCAGATGAATGTAGCATCCCCCACGGTGATAGCCCGCAGTTTGTCTACAGCAGATCCAGAGCCAGAGGCGAGGTACGCATCTGCGGAGTTGCTGAGGACAACACTTACCTTCGTACCATCCTCACGGAAGATTTGTACACGGTTTGCTGCGGTGCCCTGAGATCCATCGAGGATCAAGCAGAAGCGGTTATCAGCGTCCCTGTCTATCCAGTGGATGTAGGGATCTGTAGCAAGTGAGTCCGCCGGTAACCACTCCAGAGTACCGTCTGTGGTGGAGTCTGCATGCTCTGGTGCGTGGATGTACTCACCACCATATCTCCTCTCCATACCTCTGTTGATAAACTGCACGATGTTGTCGGCGGTCTCGAACTGGGTATAGGAGCGGTTGGTGGGAGGTTGTCTGGACACACCGCCGATGAGGGGTGCGGCGGGGATACGCTGGGTGGGCATAGTTACCTCCGGCGATCTCTACGCCTGCGTGTGCGGATGTATGATGAAGATGAGTTGGCACTGATTCCCCACACCCAATCACTCTCCTGTATGGATTCCCTCCGCATGTTGCCGAGGGCCTTGGCCTCTTTCTCAGCGAGGCGAGCATCTCTGTTGGGGTCGTTCACCTGTGCCTGCTGGTACTCCCGTGCTGCGGAGGCAGCAATGTAGAGTCTCACAGTGAGGGGAAGTTCCTCGAACTCCAGCCATCTGGTGACGAGGAGTTCTACAGAGTCCACGGTGAATACATTGGTGGAGTTGTCTCTATCCCAGAGCTTGTTGTCACGGATTGCAAACTTGGAGTGGTAATCATCCCCATGCCCATCTACACGGATGATGCTGGTGGAGATGGAGATGTATCCGTTGCTGTCTGGGGTGAGGGTCTGGACTTCAGTGTTGAAGGTCCACCCCTCAGCCAGGGTCTCCATGATCTTCTCATCAAGGATGGACTGGGCTAGGTCTGTGTCGTTTACACCGTCACTATCCAGAGTGTTCACTGGAGTTTCGTCTGCTGCACGGAGCATGTGGTTGACGGCTTCCAGTGTGTCGAAGTCTGGACGCATAGGTGCCTCCGCTAGGTAAGGGGAGTTGTTTAGTAGTGGTAAGTAGAAAACCCCCGCTTCACAGTTAAGCAAAGCGAGGGCGGAAGGAGAGTTAGATAATGCTTAGAGGATCTTGACGAGTTCGAGACCTGCGATACCAGCATCAATACGGTTCACGATGGTGAGTCCGTTTGAGTCGGCATCAATCTGGATCTTGGCATCCGTGGTGGTGCCGTTGGCAACAAAGTCTGAGCCAACATCACGGAGGATGGTGATGGTGTCTCCACCACTCACAGTGAACTCAACATAGACATCGGTGCTGCCGGTGACATAACCGATGTAGACACCGTTCATGACATCAGCACCGTCTTCATTGAACTTGAAGGTGAAGGTGCCGTCATCGTCCAAGGCTCCTGTGGAGAATGGACGGAGGGTCTGACGGTTAAACAGATCGTGAGCGTACATGCTCGGATTCGTCGTCGTAGTGACGGGTGAGTTAATAGACATATGTAGTGCTCCTTAGATTACGAGGTGACGAGTTCGACCGCACACTCGGAGACGAAGGAACCACCGCCAGTCCAGTCCATCGCGGAGATGATCTGGTCTTCGGTACGCTGGATGTCTTCGATCTTGAAGCGGGTAGTCATAAGGTCAACATGACCAACACAGTCACTCTGGTAGATAGCACCGACCGTGCTGGAGAAGTCACCAGCAACATCCGGGTCACTTGACCAGTCAGCCTTGAGACCACTCACGCCTGCGTCGTAGGTCGCGTTGATGAGGTTGCTCGGCAGGATCATCACACCCATGTAGTACAGGGGTTGGTCCATGCTGAGGGGGTTGCTGTGGTCGAGCTTGGGACCCGCAATGTCGAGGTTCCCGTAGATACCACCAGCGAGGACATTGGTGGACGACGGCCACACATTCTCAAGCTCACGGAACTCGTAGAAGAGGGCGGTGTCGATGAAGCAGAAGCGGCCTTCCCGCTTAATGTTCATCTGGTCAAACTTCAGGTTCACCGCCTTGATAGCAGTCTGAAGGTTCTTCGCACCAGTCTGGGATGCAGCGAACGAGGCGGTGTACCCAGTGCTGTCGTCCGACCCGTGGTACGAGTTACCACCGTGGCGGAACTCTGCGGGGACATCGCTCCCCTTACGGTAGCGGGCTGACAGACAGATACGCCGCATGACTTCCACTTCCACACGAGCTGCGAGGGAGTAACCCATGCTCTGAGTGAGGGGGAAGCGGGTGTCTACCTGCTCGAATCTACGCTCCAGCTTCTCATCTTCGAGAGCGGTGTAGTAGGGACGATCGTTCAGACCAAACTCACGGACGAACTGCTTGCGGTTAGAGCCAACCTGGAGGTCGCCCTTGTTGAATCGCTTAGTCCCAACGCTACCAGTGGTCACAAACTCTGCGGTCTTGTTACCAGAGGCAAAGTCGGGGGTGCGGTTCTGAACGGTACGGGCGATGAAGAGGCGGCTCTCACGAGCGGTCAGGACTTCATTCACCCACGATGGATGGTTGATGTCGAATGATGCTGGATTCGCCTGACCGTAATCTGCGGTAGGATTCCAGTGATTTGCAACTGCCATGTTGCACTCCTTGTGAAGAGATTTCTGTAGTGGGATCTCCAGTCCGGGTAGAGGTCACGCAGAGTTCACCAAGGAGAGATGTTCTGCATGTTCGTAGAGGGGACATAGACACACAAGACTCATGCTGGGGACGGGTAGCCGTGCCATACTCTGAGGGTGTGCTGGAGGCGGTACGCATGTACCAATAAGAAAACCCCACCCTCCGGTTAGGGAAGGTGGGGCAATGGAGGATCATAAGGGGTGGATGATTTACATCATGCTCCACTTGTCTTTGTCTTGCTGCATACCCATAGCGAGTCGTTGATCCAACTGCTGTCTGTATGCGTCACCCTCAGGTCCCGGCTTGCGGTAGTTGGGGTGAGCCATAGCTTCCTTTGCCTCAGCGGAGCCGGGCACAAGGGGAGTCATGGTTGTAGATGGTTGTGAGTTGTGGTTCATCTGTGGAGGTTCGTTGGTCTGCGGCTGCTGCTGCAACCACCCATTCTCATCTGCCATGTTCTTCAACTTAGCGAGAGCATCGGGCATGAGGACGGGGTTACCGAGGGCAGCATTCAGAGCATCACGCTCATGCGGAGGTAGGGTCTCTGCCGCCTTCTGTGCTGCCTGCTGGTAGGTGTCGTGACTGCCGAAGACATTGGACACCGCTTGGTGTGTCTGCTGCTGGACAATCTGCTGTGCCTGGTTCACTGTAGTCCACAGTTGGTTGCGGACATCGGAGGGGACATCCTTACCGAACACAGACTCAGCGTACTCAGGTTTCATACCACCGTCTTCTGCACGCCATGCGTTGATATCCATGAAGTTCAGATCGGATGTTGTAGTGACCTGCGGCGTCTGCTGAGGAGGTGGCGTAGGTGGTGCCTGCTGCGTCTGCTGCAACTGCTGGACAGTCTGCTTGATCTGCTGAAGTTCATGCTGCGTCTGATCGTACTTGCTCTGCCAGTACTGTGCAGATGGGTCCTGCTGTGTTTGCTGAGGAGGTGTCTGCGGAGGCTGCTGAGAGGGGGTGCCCTCGGGAGGTGTCTGTGGGTCTGTCAAGAGTCGTCCTCCTTCAGACCGTTAATGGCCCACTGAAGAACAAACCCGAGATGTCCCCAGAGTTTCTGACGGTTACGGGTTTCACCGATCTCGATTGCAATATCTTGGTCGTAGTTCTTGGGGTCAACACACGCCGATGTCTCGTACATGAGAAACCCGGTTCGCGTCTCAGTCTCCACCGTCGCAGCCTTGGGCGACACCTTGACGGCTGATGATGGGAACATGAACCGTTCGATGTCGTCCTCTGTGATGGTTGGGCCTGTCTTTGAGCGATCACCAGACAACTTGAAGTACGCTTTCTCGAACGCTTCTTTGGGAGACCATGACTGGTATCCGTCAGGATACAGAACAAAGTACCCATCCCGCCCTTCCCGATTTTCTGGGATAGCTTTAATCATCTTCACGCCAATGTAATCGTACATTTCTTCCATTCTCATTCCTTATTGCTGCTGTGCTGCTGCTTGTTCTGCTATACGCCCGGTGCTCTGGATCGCCTGTTCACCCGCCTGCTGTGCGAGTTGTGCTTGCTGTGCTGCTGCCTGCTTCTGTGCCTTCTCCTCATCGGAGTAGGTGAAGCGGGAGGGGTCCAGACCGGATACGCGGGTGAGTTCTTTAGCAAACTCACTCATCTTAAACTGTGCTTGGAAATCTTCGTTAGGGGTGTTCTGAATAGCCACCAACATACTCTGAATACGGGCAGCATCTATCTGCCTGCCGAGTGCATCTAGACCAGTCTTCACCCCGATGGTGATGATCTTCTGCTTCCACAGTTCCTTGAATGTCTCGTGCAGGTTCCCCTTCTTACTCTCCACATCCACCATACGGCGGACAACGCTCTCCTGTAGGGAGGACGCTACATGTGTGAGGATGGGGCCGTCTGCTTCACTTACTTCTCTGCTGGCTTCCTGTACCTGATAGGCAGTGACACGCTCACCACGGAGGGTGGATGCTGCGGAGATACCCCATGCTCTTTCGAGGCGGGCCTCCAACTGTTCCACATACCCTGCGATAGCCTGAAGGGGAGCACGGAGGTCTACAGTCAGTGCCTCTATCTCACCCTGCCTTGCAAGGATGACCTGCCCATTCTCAGTATCCTCCACATCGGAGGGTCTAGCCTGAGAGAACGGGTCCATACGGAGCCGCCACTCTGCGGAGCCTGCTGCACCCTCGGATAGTGCCTTGTGGCACATCTCCAGTGAGGTGATTGCTCCGAAGTGGTCCTCCACGGGGGTACGGCTGTAGTCCTCACCCGCTACATTGTTCCAGCCTATGTGGAAGTAGGGGAAGACTGCGTACTCAGCCGTGTCTCCGTGGGCGATGCCTCTGAACTCAGAGTCTACAAACCACTTCCCGTCCTTGCGGTACATGTGGCGGTAGTAGGGTTCGTACTCACCGTTGTCGTGCTTCTTGCGTCCATCGTTGTACGCCTTCAGATCATCAGGGAGAAGATCAGTCTTCACCCACATCTGGAGCATGTACTCGGACACCCTGCCGTGCATGTCTCTACGCAGGAGGATCTGCCCAAGGTGGTACAGACGGAAGTTGTAGTCATCGTCCATGTGCAGGACAGGATCGCCAGTGACCTGTGCGTGCTGGAAGCCGATGTTCAGGATGTCTCTGTAGTTGCTGGCTTGGAGTTTGCGGTGGAGGTAGTTCTCTACTTCAGCGAGCATGTCACGGAAGTAACCGTCTAGGTCCTCCACACCCTCAGGTACTTGGAGGGAGATTTTATCCTCACTGACCATCTGGGCTGCTTTGCCTGTGTCTACCTCGAACTGGAAGAAGGGGACACCGTTGGGAGGGAACACCGCATCAGTGAGCTTACCTGCTCTGGTGGTGATGAGGGTTGCCATTGTGTCCGAGTACAGTTCCATGAACCCCTCACCCTGTAGGGAGGGGATACTCTCGTACCCTGCGAAGAGGCGGGGGATGGTGAGTTCTGCATGGTCTGCTGCTCTGCCGAGTGCTGCCTGTCTCTGTGGTTGTGCGTCCAGTTCCAGCCACATGTTGTGTAGGCGGTCCTGGGTCATGCACCACCCCCGTTATTCTGTCCGGGGATGACTAGACCTGTTGAAAGCAGAGAAGAAACCCCGCGCCTTGCTGCCTGCCTGCGAGCGGCGTTTCTGTCTGCGGCGAGTTGTGTTCGCTTCTCTTCCTCCTCCTGTGCTCGGAGGTCCTGTGGTTCGGGACCGCTCGGTCCGCCGAAGATCCCAGCCATGTTGTAGTCCTTGTGGTAGTTTGTTGTAGATAGCGTCCCGAACCTCCCGTAGCCCCCTTAGGTGGGAGAGGCGTGCTTGGGAGGAGGGAGGATCAAGTTTCTCAGAGTCCGCTACGAGTCTGTCGTTAGCGATCTCTGCGAGTTCGTCTAGTAGGTCCATCACCTCGTAGGAGATGAAGTAGGGGTTCTTGTTCTCAGCGGGCAATGGCATCTCCCCTTGTACGGAAGAAAGACTCCACATATCGCATGTGCATCTTCTTCGAGATGTCTTCCTTGATCCGCCTGAAGGTGTACTCCGCTCTCCATGAGAAATCATCGAGGGCGGGCATCTCAAGAACTTCGCCGTCTAGTGTGGTGTATGTCTTATCTGGTTTAGTCATGTTCGCCTCGGGCCTTGGCGAGGACGGTGCGGATAATCTCTAGAGTCGGGGAGATGTTCCCTTCGTCTTCCTCACGCATAGCCATGTCCGAGTTCAAGACAGACTTCAACGCCTCATACATCTCCGGTGCTGCGGCGATGAGGTGAGCGTCCGGTGAGTTCGGGTCGAGCGTCGCTCCGTACTCTCCGCATGCCGACCCATCGTCTGCAACACAGCAGAGGCTTGGGTATTTTTCCGCATCTTCATGGTGAGTAGGCACAAGGTAGCTAGAATCACTTGATTCGCTAAATACCCACTTCCAAGGTCCGGGTGTGAAGTTCTCTCCAGATGCCATACGGTGTCCTTCCTCGTACATGTATCCCTGCGTACAGCAGTGCTCGCTTAGCGGCACCTACGCACGACAGGGGGTATTGTGGGTACCCCAACGCCCACGCTGATACGGTGGACAGAAGTGGGTACTTCTTGTTTGGTGGGAGTAACTGAGCCAGCACATCCCTGTCTAAATGACAAGGTATGGTGATCTCTTCTACTGGTGGGATTGGGAGTGCCTCTTCGGAGTACCAGCCGGTAGGTCTGCGGAGCGTCCCGTCATAGACGAGTCCGCACACA